CATGAAACCACTGCACGCGTTAGAGCCTTTGTGCTGGAAGAGAAGATTACACAGGAATGTGGGAAACCAACGTTTAGGCGCGCAGATATGCCCCATTAGCCGTATCCCGGCTGGCTGCGATAGTTCGCTGAAATAGGACAAAACGCACCATGCGCCAACAGAGATGCAAATCATTCACTCAAAGACCAGGGTCGCGCTTACACCCACCTTGGCTTCAAGCATTGCACCGAACCGTGCGGAGTACACACGAAGATTAACCAGAATCCCCCCAATTCATGCCTTCAAAACAAAATTGTGTTACTTTTGTGCCTTCGATGAAGGTCGTGTTCGTTATCTGTCTCCTGTCCCTGACCTCCCCTGTCCTCTCACAAACGATGGTTTGTGATGACGTGTGTCCACGCGCTCCGTTCTCGTTGCGCGAGGCTTGTGTGGTGCAGCACCCTGATCTAGTGCTACACAACAACACAGTTCCAGATTTACAACCACTCACTATGCGGTCCTTCTTTCAACGCATTGGAGTGAAGATTCCCAACACGCCGAGTGTGCGTGAAGTTGTGGATTCGGTTGCAGGTTCCATCACCGCTCGTAACGAAGAGTACGACCAGTGTTGGTTCATGTGTGACTCAATTCAACCACGACGTTGGAAGACTTGGAATGAAATCTCGTCCGATTTGGTAGGTGTTACCTCCTCCGCTTTATCGCATCTTGGCGGAGTTGCAGATTCAACCACCTCCATCGCACTTGAGAAGCTTACCAAAGTCACCAATGCCGTTGTTGAGTATGATGTGCGCCCTGCTGCCGAGTGGTCGGCTGAGGCCGCAAGTGCGACTGCTGAAGTTGTTCGCAATGCAGCCATTGAAGCCACAGGTGCGACGGCGGTGAAGATCGTCGACCTTAAAGACACTGCTAAAGAAGCACATGCTGCCGGTCAGGCCAAACTTGAGCAGCATGTTGAGCAAGTTGTCACCACAGTTTTGGAGAAGTCTAGTTCGTGGATGTCTTGGATGGCTGCTAAGATTGACGATGCAGCAAATGCCCTTGAGCAAAAAGCACGTGAGCACCGCTCAAAGCTTGAGCTCCAGCGAGAGGGCATTGAGCCAAACCCTGGCCCTCCAAAGGCTCTCAACCCAAATCAGCTTGAGCAAGAGGCTGAAAGAGTTGATGAGCAACAGTGGCTCGCTAATGTTGCTGAAGGCATGGGCGTTGCTGCTGCATTGCATGCCATTGATCTGGACTGGGATGTTGCGAATGCAGAGCATGAGATCGATGACAACCCATCTGAGATCACCACAGAAGCAGGAGCCTTTCGTGTCAACCGTTTCGTTGGTCATGATCAGGACTCAAATGTGAGTGATGAGGTTGTTGTCCCTGAAGGACCTGAACAACCCCAACTCCCGCATCCTCCACCAAGAGAACCCTTTGTGTACTACTTTGTCTGTGAGCTAGGAAACATGCATCATCTCGTTGCGGAGATGGACGTCCCCCCAGACGTCCGTCATAGTCTGCTTCGTGGTGTGATTCCTCAGCCCTCGACCACTGCCACGTTGACGTGGTTTGCATCTAAGGTTCTCCGATCTGCGTTTGTGTCGTATTTCACCACGCTAGTCGTTTGGATTTGCTGGTTGTTTGGATTGTCCAGTGTACCCATTCGCGTGGCGTTGTTCTTTTTCTCGTCGACGTTTTTGATTGAGGAGTGGTTAAACCACACATTGTTAACAGCCTCCTTCACCGTCGTTCACATGTTGCTTGCGCAGAGCTTCCCCGGCTTGGTCTTTCAGGCTTTTTGCTTGTGGCTAGCCGTGAGGCAGGTTGTTGCTTCTGGTTTGGAGCTTGATGAGCTCTTCTTCGGAGCAGTCACCGCCGAGGGAACAACGCTCAGTCAGCGACTTGTTTTTGAGAATAGTCCCGTTGAGATATGGGTTGTCACTTTTTCGGAGGTTGATGAACTCGATTTCAGATTGCGGGACCGTCTGGATCAACGCAATGGTTTCAACCGAAAAACGGAGCTGCTGCATCAACCTCATTGGCGACAAGCAAATGCATTGGTGCAGCGGCGGCAGAACAATTGGATCTCTATGTTGAGCAATCATCCCATAATCCGTCGTGATTTGGGGTTGGTTGATTTCACTTTGATGTTGTCAGCGGGTGTAGCCACGTTTGCAGACATCAAGATGTCTTTGCGTACCAACCTGCTCTCATATGACCGCTTCCGACGTCAGGCCAACCACCCTGAGTGGTTGGACCACACTGATTCCACCGGTGTGTCAGAGGCATTGTCCATTGTTATGCTTTCGAAGTTGTTCACCAAGCAGCATGTGTTACCTTCTTTTCTCATGCCGACCGAGGGTCTCGACACCTCGTTATCGGCTACACTGTCGGGGAATTTGACATCACGACCCAACATCCGACTGATTCACTTTCTATACGACTTCGCCATGTCGG